TGAATATCAAAAAGCTAATATCAATAGGAATGTTAAGTCTGAAACACAAGGGGATAGAAGTAGAACCTATATAGATGCTAATACAGCCTTTGCAATTACAGACGATATTAAAACATTATTGCCAGTACCATATATAAAAACATTCTACTAAAGGATGTGATTAGATGTTTTACAATAAAGAAATTAATATTTATGCCTATAGCTCTTATGAGGATGAACATGGTATCGACAGAGAAGGATATAATAAGATTAATAATGGGCCTATAATGGTCGATATGCAGCCTTATAACTCAGAAAAGGCAAAGAAAGATTATGGATATGATATAGAGTGTACTAGAAGGATGTTTTGCGATATTATTCCTGGAATATCTGAGGATTGCATTGTTGGATATAATAATAAATTCTATGAAATTAAAGAAATTCCATGGGATGATGAATATCTAGAGGTTCTATTAAATGAAACTAAAGGTATAAATATTATTGAAACTGAAGTTGAGAATAATGAGTAATACTTTTGGATTTCAAGAGTTTATAAAGAAAATAAATTCAAAGCAACAACAAATTAGTAATGCCATAGATGAAACATTAGAAGAATCTGCAACTGAATGTGTCGCAGAAACACAAGCTAGGACACCAGTAAAGACTGGAGCATTAAGAAGGAGTTGGAATCATGGCCAAGTTAAAGTTGAAGGTAAGAAACATACTATTGAAATAGGAAGTCCACTTGAATATGCTCCTTGGGTAGAAAATGGTCATAAGCAAAAGAAGGGACAATATGTTGCTGCTATTGGCAAAAAGTTAGTTAAGGAATATGTACCAGGTAAACATATGTTACAGGACTCTTTAACTATTGCCAAAGCTGGATTAAATGCAAAATTAAAGCAAAAGTTGGGTGATATTAAATGATACAATATGTAGATTTATTATATAGTGTTTCTAAGACATTAAAAGAGAATTACCCAAAAGCTAAAGTAAGAGTTAATAAAAAGAAATCTGAAAAAGAAATCAAAGACGGTTTATTTTATGTAATAGTATCTCCATTAGACAGTAAGATAGCATTTAATAGACGTGAAAAATTGCTTAATATTTATATTGAGTACATTGAAAATGTAAAGACACAGGAAAGTTCTTTAAAGGCTCAACAGGAGTTGGAAGAATTATTTGACGAATATATCGAGGTAAATAATAGATGTATTCCTATAAGTAATAAAAGACTTATGGATAATGATGATAATGTTACTTTACAAATGACTCTTAAGTATTATGACAGCAAGGGAGAAAAGGCACAAGAGACTCCGGATGCAACTTATACTGCTCTAATGGAATTATTGCACTTAGAAGTAAACTCAGAGGATTAGCGAAAATGTTAGTCCTTTTTATTATGGGAAATTTGAAAGGAGAGTGATTATAAATGGCTACAAGTAATACAATGCAAAATATTAAATTTCTAGTACAGGCATTATCTGAAAGTATTAATACTAGAGCCACTAAGGGTGTGTTGTTTCTAGTTTTAGATGATGCAAATGTACAAGGCTTATATACTTATACAAAGCTTAAAAAGGTAATTGAAAACTATGAGAGTGAAAATAAAGCTATAATCTCAACAGCTTTTTCTGATTATGGAGTTAAAAAAGTTGTAGTTGCTGCTAAGCATGACGAGGAAAGTGGAATTACTGGTTGTTTAGATGATGCACTTAAATTATTAAATAAAGTAAATTTGAATGGGTGGTTAACCACTCCACAAGTTATATCTGAAGAAGATAAAAAGAAAGTTGCTGATTTTATTAAATCACAAAAAAATGATGAAGATTATCCATTGAAAGGTGTACTAGCAAATTATAGCGCAGATCATGAAGCAATAGTAAACTTTACTGGAGCTAATTTAGGTGGCGAAATTACAAGCGACCAATATGCTGCAGAAGTAGCAATGTTATTATGTACATTAGGCGCTGGAGAGTCTATTACTAATCATATAGCTAAGAATGTTACTGGATGTGATGTAAAGGACGACAATGATACTTGTGTTTCTAATGGTGAACTTTTCTTATTCAATAATGGCAACAATATTGTTTTTAGTAGAGGGGTTAATTCTTTACAGACTATACCAAGTGATCAATCTGAAGTACTTACTAAGATAAGAATAGTTGAAATCATAGACATGGTTAAAGCTGATATGAGAGAGATATTCGAAGGTTCTTACTTTGGTAAGATAGGAAACTCTTATAAAAACAGAAAAACATTAATTAATACATTAAATACTTACTTAAAAAATATATCTAATGAAGGTTACTTAAGTAATGATGTATTAAGTACAAGTGAACTTGATGTTGAAGCCACTAGGGCATACTTAGAGGGCAAAGGTGTTGACATAGATGATGTGACTACTGATGATGATGTATTAAAGCAAGATTTAGGAACTCATGTTTTTATTAAGACAACACTTAGAATAATGGATACTATTGAAGATATAGACTTAGTTCTTCAATATACATCTTAATGTGAGGTGAATTATAAATGCAATTAAATCCATATGACGTTATTAGAACAAATAAAGGATATATGAAAATTAATGGAATTGAATTAGCTGAATTAAGGGAATTAAAAGTAACAATTACACCTAACACTAAAACACTTCCAATAATGAATAGTGCTAGTGAAGGTGAAGTTACAATGTCTTATAAATGTAAACTCACTTTTAAGCTTAGTAAAACTTATAGTAGATTTAAACCAGCCATATTAGAAGCTGCAAAGAATCTACAAGATTTTATGTTTGATTTTGAAGGTACACACTATACTCCAGATGGAAAACAAGAAGAAAGCTTATATATAAGTGATTGCTGGATAAATGGAGAGGTTACTCTAATGGAAATGGCTGCTGAAAATGATTTTTCGCAAGAAAGTTACGAAGCATCATTTTTAATAGAAAATAGTAATTTTACAAATGTAATAGACGACGGAAATGACTGGTAGGAGTGAGTGAAATATCTCACTCTTTTTAAATTTGAAAATAACATTTTGAAAGGATGATTATATAATGGCAAAGTTAACTATTGAAGATTTAATAAATAAGAAAGAATTAGTAAAAGCACAAGGAAAAGCACAAAGCTGTTTAATACATTGTAAAAAGTTAGGTGGAGAATTAGAAGCACATTCTTTATCTAAAGGAGATTTAGCAGATGTTAGAGAAAAGATGAAGGAAGATTATAAGCAAGGCACTTATTACATGATCTATTTAAGTATAGATGATTTAAGAAATCTCCAATTACTTGAAGCATATGGATGTAAAACTGATTCTATTAAAATAGTTGAAAGATTATTTCCTCATGAAAATGAGATTATTGCAATAACTAAGATACTGGAAGAATTAAATGGATTAGATTATCTAAGTCCAGATGAAATATTTAAGAAACAAGTTGAAGACTTAAAAAACTAATAAAGACTGATATAGAGCTTTATAACTATGCTTATCATATTGATAAACGTGGGGCAACTCTTAAAGAAATGGAGAAGCTAAAACCACTAGAAAGGGATTTTTATACTGCTTCTATGTTAGTCATGCGTGAAGAAAATGCACAAAATCAAGTTGCATTAGCAAAACTTACAGGACAACTTGCAAATCCATTTATAAAGGTAGGTGATTAGATTGTCTGATGAAGAAAATATACTTGGTGGTAAATTAAGCATAGAAGATAACTATTCTAGCGCTTTATCTAGATTTGCAAATAGTGTTCTTGGTGCTGAAAATAGATTTAAACAGTTTGCTAATAATGTTATTGGTAGCAATAATAAAATTGGTGCTAACTTAAATAAATCTCAGCGTGAAGTAGATAAATTTGCACAAAGATTTATACAACAAGGAAATAGCGTATCTGATGCTGTAAATAAGGCAAATGAGAAGGTTAAGCAGAATCAAGAGAAAACTATTGAAGGTTTAACCAAGAAGTACCTTAAGTTAGGTATGACAATTCAAGATGCCTATAGTAAAGCTCAACAGGAATCTAATCATATTTGGAATGGTGATTCTAAACCTACTGGAAGTAATGATGGAATAAAGGATTTTGCACAAAATATCTTATCCGGTGCCTTTGGTGGAATGGTTGGAAAACTTGGTCTTATAGGAACTGGAGTTATGGCAACAGTTAGCGTATTAAAAAAGATAGATGTTGCTATGGATACTGGGTTTAACACCTTAAATAGATTATCAGGTAATATGTTTTCTTATGAAGGTATTAAAGAATCTTTAGGAACAACTATGGATTATCAATCTACTAGATCTAAGCTAGATTTATTTTATGGCAGCAAAGAAGAAGGAGAGAATGCTTATAAACTAGCATCTAAAGTGGCATTAGATACATTTGCAGATCCTAAGTCTCTAGCCGAAGCTATGTCTATAATGAAGAAAAATAATGTAGATACAGATGAAAAAGATTTATACACTTTCTTAGACATGGTAGGTACAAGAGGGGAAGGGACAACAGGAAAAGAAGTTGGACTTGCAATAGAAGATGCTATGAATGGTGAGTGGGAAAGACTTAAAGAGTATAGTATCACAACCACTAAGTTAAAAAAATATTTAGAAGAATTAAAAAAGACAGATAAATCTACGTATAAAGAATTAAAAAATACTTTTAACAAACAAGGTACGGTCACTGATCCACAAAAAGCGTATAAGTTAATAATGGATTATGTTAGGAACTCACCTATTAATGGATATGCTGAACAATATGCACAAGGTGCACAAGGAAGTCTTGATAATCTTACTGGATTATGGGAACAAATAAAAGTTTCTATAATGGGGTTAGATGATGCGGGGGAAGTAGTTAAAGGTAGTGCTATATTTGAATTTGCTGATATGGTGAATGATTTAAAAGATACTTTAGGAAGTGAAAGTGCTACCAAAGGTTTTGGAGAAATAAGCAAAGGCTTAGGAGAAGGATTTAAGGCTTTTGGAGAAGCTTTTAATGAAGTTATGGAAGATACTGACTGGGAGCAGTTAGGAAAATCAATAGCAGAATCGATTGATATTATAGCAAAGTCAATAATAAGCCTTTCTGAAAGTGGAGTATTAAAGGAATTAGCTGAAGAAGTACCACAGATAGTAAAAATGTTGACTGATACAAAAATTATTGATACTAAACACCATACACAATCATATGTTTATGCTGCTACAGGCCATCCGATAGAAGCAGCTAAAGAATGGATTAATTATAAATTTGGAGTTGAAAGTAAAAGTAATTACTTGAATGAAAGTTTTGGAGCCGATTCCACAATAGATTATAGTGTAGATTCATTTACTGATAAAGATTTAAAGAAGGCTGCAACTGCTGCTTATTTGAATAGTAGAATTGATTGGGAACAAGCATCAGAATTGAAAAAGTTAATTAAAAATGACAATATAAGTACCTATCATATTAATATTGATAAAATAGATGCTAACAATTTTGATGAAATGATGGAATCTATAAAACAAGCACAAGGAAATAGGAGGAATAACACATGAGTAAAGTAGTAACTTCATTAACTGCATATAGTCAAATAAGCTTACAACCATTATATGGAGATAATAAAGAAAATGAAACTTTACTTATACCAGTAGTTCCGGCTGACCTAATGTTTGATGAAAGTTCAAGTGTACAAACTATTAATTTAATGAATTATGGAGAATTGCCAGTTGGAATGAATCGCAAATTAGCTACATGGGGATTTACTTGTTTTTTCCCTTACAGAGCTGAATTAGGACGATATGCTAGTAAATCTAAAAATGGCTATATGGATAAAAATAAGATTTTTAAATATTCTTTTGATATTTCTACTGGAAATGAGGACCCATATGAATACTATTGTAATAAAATATTAACTTGGAAAAACAATCAGACTCCACTAACTTTTATATTTAAGACTTGGGGTTCTTATTATTTATGTCAAATTAAAGATTTTAAATATGGCCGTAAAGATTCTTCAGGAAACATATATTATGAAATACAATTTCAAGAGTATAAAGAATATACACAGTTTCAAAGTAGTGCATATACAACTAATTATAGTGGTAATGTTTATACAGCACAGGAAGGCGACACTATTTTAATTATTGCTAAAAAGGTATATGGAGATAGTTCAGCCTATACTAAGATAATGGCATTAAATAGTATGAACAATACAGAAATAGAAGTTGGTAAACAATACAAGATTAAATAATTGACAAAACTTTCTATTATTATACAATTAAAGTACATAAAGGAAGGTGGGGTATAATAATGAATAAAAAAAGAAAATGTGAGAAATGCGGCGATAAAATAGAAAAAGATTCTAAATTTTGTTCTAATTGTGGAGAGGAAATTTTAAATTTAGAAATTTTATGTTCTGAATGTGGTAGTGAGGTTAACGAAAATAAAAAATATTGTGATAATTGTGGGAAGATTAATCCTTATTATAAAAAAAGTAATAATATTGAAACGAGAAAAAGATTATTAAAAAATAAAACAGGAATATTCTGTTGTTTAATGGCTTTAATATGCATGTTTTTAGATGTATGGAGGTTAACATGTTTTGTAGAGATTGAGTCACTCAAAGGGATTCAATGTCCATTGATAGTATTAATTTTTATAATATTAATAATAAGTGTTTTTGAATTTGGTAAAAATAAATATATAGATGTTATTATTACTTTAGTTAGCGGGTTAAATTATTTTATACTTGCTCAAGCAGGCAAACTTGCATTTAAGAGTGTATATGAATATGTAGGAACTGTTTACTTAGAAGTTGGTGCATCTTATCCAATAATGACTTTAATAGTATTATTATTCGGTATTAATTGCTTTTTAAAAACTGTACTAGGAAATAATTGGATGTCAAAATCAAAATAAACTTGAAACACTTAGGAAACTCCTAGGTGTTATTTTTATACCCCCAAATTAGAGAAAGGAGTACACTATATGGCTTTAGGATTAGATGTTTACATTTATGAAGATGATGGAACTTATAAAAATATTAAAGATTTAATTATAGATATAAAATATGCCTGTAGTTTAGATAAAGTAGCACAAGAAATAAATATAACTTTAGCATATGGTGTATATAGTACAGCTTTCCCAAGTTTTTATATATCTACTGGCAAGAGAATAGAAGTCTATAAAGGTTCTAGGTGCTTTTTCAAAGGGAAGATAGAAACTACTAGCATACAGGCAGATAAGGAAACTGAAAATATTGTAGCGTATGATTACATAAGAAATTTAACTAAATCATCCATAAGCAAAAATTTTGACGATATGTCTGCCTATGAAGCAGTTAAATATATTTTTGACGAAATTGAAGTACCTTATAGTATTAATGGTATTTTGGGAGGTCCTAATGGAGAAGGAGCAAATATTAATATAAATCATTTAGTAAGAAATAAAAGTTCTTATGATGCTTGTATGATGATTGCTACAGAAGTATATAGAAACTGTGGTACACATTATTATATGTATATGGATGTTGCTGGAAATGTTGCGTTAATGCCATGTGATAGATATTGGTCTAAGCAGACTATAAAGCCATGTAGTAGTCCTAATTTACCTAATCCGGATGGAAATATTTTAACTATGTCTTATAAAGAAGATGCAACTAATATTGTAACTAGAGTTAAGCTTTATGATAGTAATGGTAATGCAGTTGATTTTGAGACAGGAGAATCCGAGGAAAGTGAGGATGATGATTAATGGCTAAAGAAAATGAACATATGAGTATAGTAAAGGCACAAGCTCTAGAAGAAAAGTTAAATAATGATAAGCGTATGAGTATTGCTAAAGCTCAAACACTTGAAAACCAATATGGAAGCAACTTAGTAAAACAAATGCTAAGTTTAGATAATGGCACAGAGGAAAATGAAGAAGAAACTATTATAAATAATACTATCACAGCAGCAGGCAGTATAAAAAATAGATATGGCATAAGGCAACAAATTATAACTGTTAATAGTAATGAAGATAGTTATATTAAAGCTATGAGAATTTTAAATGATAACTGTAAGCCTAAAGAAGATATTGAAGTTGAATGTATAGGCGATTTAGACTATAGGCTTGGCTTTGGTGTTCATGTACAAATTCCTTTCTTATCTCAGTATAATGATTGTTTGATGTATATAAAAAGTGTAGATCATACATGGAGACCTAATGGTATGTTTATTAGTAAGCTAGTATTGACACCAAGCCGAATTATGGATGAACAGGATTGGAGTGATACTACAGAATTTAGTGAGGGTAGTGATAGTTCTAGTAGTATTGATAGTGATTTATGGAATAAAATTTATAATTTATTAAAACAACAAATAGGAAAGCCTTATGTTTATGGTGCTAGTGGTCCAGATAGTTTTGATTGTAGTGGACTTATTTATTATTGCTACAATCAATTTTCTGATGAAATAGGAGAAAAAATAGGTAGAACAACTTACGATCAAATAAAGCAAGGAACTAAAGTTGATGCTCGTAATATGGATGAATGGCAACCAGGAGATTTAGTACTTCCACATGATGGTCATGTTGTTGCTTATATTGGAAATGGACAGTGTATAGAAGCTATGCAAACAGGAACTAATGTTATGGTGCATAATTATAGTAGAAATACAACATATGCAGTAAGAAGAATTTTGCCTGAAGTATCTACAGATACAGTAAGTTCTATTGACACTATTGGAAGTAAAAATAGTAAGTATGCTAGTTCTAAATTAATTGAATTTACTAAAAGTAAAGAAAGTTTTAGAAACAAAGTTTATGATGATGGTTACGGAACTTTAACAATAGGATATGGATGTACAAGTAGTGTTTCTAGTATTCTAGGATTTGACCCAATACAAAAAGGTTCTTGTACAGAAACAGAAGCAGAAGAGTGGTTAATAAAGATAATGGATTTTAATGGAGCAAATTTATCAATAGCACTATTGAAAGCAAAAATATCATTAGTTCAAAATAAATTAGATGCATTACTAGATTATTGTTATTGGAAACCATATTGGTTTACAGATGGAAACCACATTTTATGGAGTTTAATTAACGGAAAAGTCGATGCTAAAGAAGCATGGTTAAAAGCTTGGAATATGACAATGATTAGCACAAGTGGTCATAAGGCAAGAGCTTTACATTTAGCCGATATGTGGACTAAAGGAACCTACACAAAAGGGTATTAGGAGGTGCTTTATTTGGATAAAGGTATAAATACATTCTTTGAAATATTTAAGAATGAACAGGTTCGTAATAGTAAAGATGAGCCTTTTATTATTGGGAAAGTTACTAATATAAATCCTTTAGTAATTAAAGATAGAGATTTTGAATTATATTCAAAGGACTTAATTATTAATCCATATTTACTGGAATGGACAGAAAATGTTCAGGGAACTATGACAAATGGAGTAGTTGGAGATCATGGCTCACATTCACATACCTTATTAACGATAAAACATCCTAGTAAGTTACAACTAAACTCATATGTAGCATGTTATGGTACAGAATATAGTGATTCTAGTGGGTGTTATCAAAAATATATTGTAATGGTGGTGATAGGATAATGGGACTTTTTCCAAATGATTTTTATAATAATAAAATTGATAATGTAAAAGAAACTGAAATACCACTTTTGAAGGATTATGCAATAGATTTAAATACAGGTGAAATAATAGTTAATAATCTGGCACAGGCAACAATAGTTAGTGGTTTAGATGCAATAATAACACAAACCTATAGGAAGTTACACACAGATAAAAACAGATATATAATATATTCTAATAATTATGGAAGTGAATTTAAAAAACTTATAGGTAAAAGTAAAAGTTATGGAGATACTTATGCATACCAAATGCTAGTAGATTGCTTAGTGGATAATAAGTATGTTACTGGAATAAGTGATTTTTCAACGGAGTTGGAACAAAGTAAGTATAAAATTAATTTTACCATTAAGAGCATTTATGGAGATTATAGCGATTCTTTTTATGTAGATTTAGATTAATTCTAAGTCTTTTCTATTTTAAAGAAAGGAGTGATATGTTTGTCTTATTTTAAAAGTGCTGAAGAAATATACAAAGAAATGACTAGTACCATGATTGATGTAGACACAAGCGAAAATAGTTTTATATATAATAATTTAATGCCAGTAGCTATGGAACTTGCAAATTCTCTTTTGAATTTAGATGAAGCTGAAAAAAAGAGTTATATTAGTTTGGCTTTAGAGTATGGTTATTCTGATTATATTGACCTTATAGCAGATGAATATGGATTAACTAGAAAGCCAGCTACATATGCAAGAGTTTTAGTTAAATTCACAGGTGCTAATGGAACAGTTTTGCCAGTAGGTAGTATAGTAGGAACTTTAGATAATAGATTATATGTTACAGAAACAGAAATTACTATAGGCGAAGATGGAACAGCTACAGGATATGTATTAGCTAATGAAACAGGATCTAAATATAATGTAGATATGGGAGATATAAGATATTTCCCAATTAAATATACAGGTGTTACAAATGTTATAAATGAAGAAATATATACAGAAGCATATGACAAAGAATCTGATGAAGAATTTGTAAAAAGATATTATATAAAAGTGCGAGAAATGGCTACTAGTGGAAATGTAGCTCACTATAAACAATGGTGCTTAAGTATTAATGGAGTTGGCTCAGCTAATATATATGAATGTACTAATGCTAATGGTGAAGAAGAAAATGGATGTGTACTTTGTATAATAACAGATAGTAACCATAGGGGAGCTAGTGAAGAATTAATACAAAATGTAAAAGACTATATCGAGACTGTAAGGCCAGTAGGTGCAAAAATTTATGTTATTTCTAGCACAGAATTAACAATTAATATAGCAGTTACATTAGTAATAAATACTAAAGAATATACGCTAGATAGTATTAAAGAATCCATAAGTATAGCCATAGAAAATTATTTCGCTGAATTAGATAGTGATACAGATGTTAATTATGTATCTCTAGCAAAAATAAGTTCTATAATTATGAATTGTGCTGGAGTAATTGATGTTAGAAATTTAACTTTAAATGAAGGAACTATAAATATAGATGTTTCTAAAGATAGTGTTGCAGTTTTAGGAACTTTAACACCAACTAGCGTTTAGGAGGAATTGTATGAGTACTAATCTAAAACAATACATGAACCCTGATAACATTAAAGGTTCTATAATGGATAAAATTATAGAATTTGAAGAAAAACAATTAGATATTTTAAAAGAAAATGCAAAGATAAAATTGAATGAAACATTTATAAAAAAGGCTAGTAGTGTAGGTTTATCTATACAAGAAAAAGAATTTGGTTTAAAGTTCGATAGTATTTTAAACATAGAAGAACGTAGAGAAAGGCTTATAGCTCATAAGAGAGGTCAAGGAACAACAACAATCGAAATGATTAAGAATGTTGCCTTGGCTTTTTCTTGTGGTGAAATAGATGTTATAGAACACTATACAGAGTCATATGTAACTATAAAATTTACATCTATAAAAGGAGTTCCAAGCAATTTAAATAGTTTTAAAGATTCTATTAGAAGAATAATGCCAGCTCATTTAGCGATTGAATATGAATTTACTTATAACACTTGGCAAGATGTATTTAATTTGGGTACATGGCAGAATGCAAAAGATAAAGGTATGTGGGAAGATATAAAAAGTAAATAGAAAGGTGTGATTAAATGCAAAATACAGCTAACTTTAAAATGAATAAACCAGATTACAACAATGTAGCTGATATAGGAGAAATAAATTCTAACTTTGATGTTATTGATAGTGGTATAACTCCATTTTATGTAGCAACGTTAAATTCTACTAATACTTATAAGATAACTACAGGATTAAGTCTAATAGATCTACAAGATGGTTTTAGTATAAGAATAGCTATTCCAAGTGAAAGTACAGGAGCAACAAAATTAATAGTGGACAGCATATCAGCAATAGCAATTAAAAAGGTAAATGGAAATGATGTAAGTAATTTGAAAGCCAATGGAGTATATTCATTAACATACTATAATTCGGCTTTTATCTTAGCTAGTGGTGGCGTTGATAGTGATAAAGTTACTACTAGCGAAGCAGATGTATTAAGTGGAAAAATTTATATTGGTTCTGATGAAGAAATCCATACTGGAGCAATGACTAATAATGGGTCACCAACAACTAATTTAAATTGTGGAGGAACTTATAATATATCATCTGGCTATTATAGTGGTGGTAAAGTTACAGCAAATAGCTTATCAAGTCAAACAGGTGCTACAGCTACAGCAGCACAAATAATAGCAGGATATACTGCATGGGTTAATGGTAAAAAATTAACAGGAAATGCTACAATAGAAAGTTTGGGTGGAAAAAAGTTTGCACAAGGAAGTGTAAGCGAAGTTATAAATAATACTCAAATTTACGATATAAATATAAATTTAGGGTTTAAACCTAGCGTACTAATTATAAAAAATGAAAATACACTAGGGCCTTTTCTAAGTGTGAGTAGAATACATAGTGTATTAGAAACTACAGTTGGTACAACTAATAGAGATATAGAAGTAACTGTATCTATTACGGATACAGGAATAAGGATTTACTTTAAACAAGGTGGTTCGGTTTTTTCAGGTAACCTAAATTTTAATTATCTAGCATATAGTTAGGAGGAAAAATTAGATGAAAACATTAGTATTATATAACCAAAGTGGCAATATAATATTTACACAAACAAATGCTACTAGCGATTATGCTTGCTTAGTTGAAGATATAGCAGAAGATAAAGCACCAGTAAGTGTAGATGTATCTACTGGCAATTGCATCTTAGATGATAGTGAAGAAGTAAAAAAAGAAAAGCAAAGAATAAAAGAAGAATTAGAGAAAAAGCAAAATGAAATAACTAATACGAACAAAGAGCTATTAAAGCAAAAAGGTGACTTAGTAGAATTAACTTATAACAGTTTAATATAAAGAAAGGGTGGAAATTATGTCTATGTATGAATGCATGAAAGACCTTATAAACAATAAATATTATAAGGATAAGAAAGATATAATTGATAGACTAAATGTATTTTTAGCTTATGGTATGCTGATAATAGAGCAATATAAAGAACTAATGGACTTAACAGAACAAAAATATGGAACAGAGAATTAGCACCTATAGGGTGTTTTTATTTTGCAAAGATTTAAGAAAAGAGGTAAAGAAAGATGGAAAATTTAATTTATTCATTAGCACACAATATATTTATAAAAATAGCTATATGGGCTATATTATTAGATACATTTTTAGGAGGATTAAGAGCATTAAGACATGGTAAATTTAATAGTAGTGTAGGCATAGATGGAGGTATAAGAAAAGTGGCAATGATGGGGTGTCTAGCTTTCCTTGCTATATTAGATACATGCTTTACAGTTAATTTATTATTCATGATTCCACAAGAGTGGATTTCTGTACTAGGTGTAAAAAAGCTTGGTATAAGTGAGTTTTTTGCTATTCTTTTTATACTTTATGAAGCAGCAAGTATATTGAAGAACATGTTACTTTGTGGTTTACCCATACCTAAAAAATGGAGAGAAAAGCTAGAAGGATTTTTAAATTTAATGACAGATGAATTAACAAATATAAAAGAAAGTAAATAATTTAGAGCAGTCTTAATGGCTGCTTATTTTTTTATATCTAAAGGAGGAATAATTTATGGCATATACAGGATGGTTTAAGAAAGACAATAACTGGTATTACTACAAAGAAGATAAAAAGCAAACTGGATGGTTTAAAGATACAGATAGTAGATGGTATTACTTACAAGCAAATACAGGCATTATGCAAACAGGATGGATAAAATATAAAGGTAAGGATTGCTACTTAGCAGAAAAGGCAAGTGGACCATTTAAAGAAGGTCAAGCATATCAAAATATCACAGTTGCGTTCAATGGAATTAACTATAAATTCGATAATGATTGTTATGCTACAAGGGTAATAAATAATTATGTAAGTGATAATTTGTGTAAGATGATATCAGTTTTCGAGGGATGCAGATTAAAAGCCTATAGATGTACAAGCGGAGTTTTAA